ATTAATCAAAACATCAAGAAACGGAATCCCAGACTTAATGGCTTTAAAAGATGGTAAAACTATTTTTATAGAAGTTAAAAGACCATTGTTGGGCAAATTGTCAAAGGTTCAGGAATATAGGATAAAGGAATTAAAAGAATATGGATTTGAAACATTAATATTAACAGAATGAAAACAATAACAGAACTAAGGAATTATGTAAATACTAATATTAGATTATTGGGTTATGAGCATGACCAAATTTTTCAAATGATAGATTTGTTTGAACAAGGCTTGCTAGAAGAATGTAAATTAAACAATCTAAAAGAAGATAAGAAAACTATACTTAAAATATTAAAATGAATTACAATAAAGAAAAACAAGAGATAGAAACTTTGGAGAATCACAAAGCTTTCTATAAAACAATCAAGCAAATATGCGACAGAGATTTTGTTCTTTCCGGATGTAAGCCAATGAATCACATTTGTAGCCTGCAGGACAAAATATCGGTTTTCATTAAAACAGAAAAAGGTTTAAAGTTAGCAAACAAAGACCAGCGATTAAGAGATGCGGAATTTGCTGACAAATGGTTAGAAAAAGTAAGTTTAGATTTAATAGATTCAGGAATATCATGGTAGAAGAAAAACAAGCAAACAAAGTCAATCAATTTGCAACAAAAGGAAATAGGAATTTCCCAAAGGAAGATTTCACAAGAAATCATAAGAAATCAAAAGTAAAATCAATAGCAGACCCGAGATTAGAAAAAATCAATATTTTGCTATCACACCAACGCAGAGGGTGTTTAAACAAAACAATAGAATTGCACCAGTTGGAGATAATGAAAGCAAGGTGGGAAAGAGATGGTTATACCTTAACAGTAATAAACTAATGCTAATAAAAGATATTCAAGACGTGGAGCTTAGAAAGCTGGCATTAATAAGGCAGCAAGCTTATCAAGGCAAATCAAACATAGAACAACCATTATTAACTGCATTCCTATTTAGTTCAACTCCAGAGGGTGGTTCTTTTTGGAGGAAAGTAAAGAATAAAAAAAAATAATCGAATTTATTTTTTTAATCAATTTTTTATTTTAATTTTGGGCATGGATAAAGCAACACGAAATAATTTAATTCAATTTGGAATTGGGTTAATTATAACGCTCACTTTAATCGGTGCGTTAACATGTATTATTATAAAAATTTTAAACAATTAAAAAATGAAAAAAGAACTCAATTTAATCATGGAAATCTTAGAGAATTCCGTAAGCCTTCAACTTCATCATATTGCATACAGGATTGATGGAGGTTACTTAGAAGTTTATTCTAAGGATTCAAGACATTTTAGTGCTACTAAGTTAATAGGCACCATACAAGGTATTGACTATGTTAGCTCCTATGTGGATTACAATGAAAAATTAGACAAGGTAGTATTAGTAATATTTTAAACAAGTAAAATTATGGCTATAATAGCTAAAAATTCAGGCGGTGGAGATTATGCCCCAATGGAAAGTGGAATGTACGTCGCAAGATGCGTACAAATGATTCAAATCGGTACAATAACCGAAATTATAAATGGTGAAACAAAGACACACCACAAAGTAAGATTAGGGTTTGAGTTCCCGACAGAAACAAAAGTGTTCAAAGAAGAGAATGGAGAGCAGCCTTATTTCCTTTCAAAGGAATACACTTTGAGCTTCCACGAGAAAGCAACCTTACGCCAGCACTTAGAGACGTGGAGGGGTAAGAAGTTTACGGAGGAAGAAGCCAAAAGTTTTGACATAACGAGGTTAATTGGAGTTCCTTGCACTATTAATGTGGTTCATAAAGAAAGCAAGACTGCAAAGGTTTATGCCGAGATTGGAAGCATCAGCCCATTGATGAAAGGAACGGCTTGCTTAGAGCAGGTAAACCCGACACAAGTTTTAAGTTATGATGATTTTAACTGGGATTTATTTAATAGCCTTCCAGACTTCCTTAAAAAGAAGATTGAGAGTTCTAATGAATACAAAGAAATGGCAACAAGTAGAGCTTTGGAAAACAATAAAACAACCGAAGATATTCCTTTTTAATATGAGAAACCCATTAGCAATATACAATGATTTTAGCCCGCTTTACGACATCAGTAAGGCGGAGCTTAAAAGCCTTGCAAAAGAACAGGCAGACTACATTTTAGAAAGCGGTTCAAGTGAGAAGGCATTTGCCTTTCTTAAAAAAATATCAGAGTTAATTGATAAAGTCGTTGATGGCATTAAAGATGATGCAATAGAAGAAGTAAGGAAAGGAAACAATCATGCTCATGGCGTAAAAATGACCGTAGCAGGGAAAACTACCTACGACTACTCGAACGATGCTGTATGGTCAGATTTGAAGGTAAAAATCAAAGAACGTGAGGACTTCCTTAGGTCAATAAAGTATTTCATTGATGTAGTTGACGAAAACACTGGCGAAGTTACAAGAGTGGTACAGGCAGGAAAGAAGGTCACAGATTACATTAAATCTGAATTTTAATGTTAGAATTAATTATCTTAATCATAGTAGCTGACTTAGTAATAAGTTGGCTGCTATCAGACAAAAAAAAGAAATGAAGACAGAAATTGCGACATTTGACACTGGAACTTATACAAAAAGATGCCAGCTTTATAAAGATATAATGATTGGTTCAGTAGGTTGCACAGGGCATACTAAAATTAAAGAAATGATGCCTTGTAAATATTTGGTTTCATACAAAGAAGAAAATTCATACTACTTGCCAATAATGAAAGAAACCATCAGCATTGTTAGTGAAGTATTATGTAAAAGACCAGTAACTCAATTAGAATTATTTTAAAACAAAAAAGAAATGAAGAAATATTTTGAAGACCCAGCAGAAAATACGAACCCATGGTTTTTGGTAGCGTTTTTCTTATTCTCAATCATTTGCCTACTTTTAAAGGCATTAATTTAAAACATCAAGTCCGAAAGACCATTTTTGCAAACGGTTAATTTCGGGCATGATAACAATTTCACCTGAATTTTTTGGGTGCGATTGCAAAGGTCGGAGACGACAATAAAGTTCTTTTAACCGCAAACCAAATGCGAAACAATCAGGGGCTGATAGCTAATACCAAGTTAGCGAGGTTTCAAAGTTGGGTGTAACTTTCACGACACTTGGAAATTGTCTTTGCGGTTAAAATGGCTAAGTAGTTTTATAATGGTAAAACACCCTTACGAGAAGGGAATAAAAGGTTCGACTCCTTTCAAGCCGCAACACGTATTTTCAGGTTTATTAGCTAAGATTGGGGCAGGTTCTGCTTGCTCCAACTTTTTTAAATGATTTAAACAAAAAACAAAAATGAAAATAGCAGAATCACTAATTTTAGAAAGTCCAGAACAAGAGGCACAAATGTATGCTGACTTGTTCCCCGAAATACACCCAGACATTAAAAAAGAGGATGAAAAGATAAAGCAAGCGTGGCTTGATGGGTATAATAGTAGAAAACAATTTGAAAAGAACAATGGAACTAAAAGTTAAGACTTGCACGAATTGCAACATAAGTTATAACATAGACAACTTCCCTTCGGGCAAAAGAAAGTGTACAGATTGCTTTAGTGCTAACAGGAAGATAGTAAGGCAAGAATTAGCAGAGAGAAATGGGTGTAGAAACTATGCCCACTACTTGAAGATGAAAAGAATAGAAAAATTACACCAAGATAAGAGCCGAGAAATATGGGCTATAAATCTTTTAAAGACTTAAATATGATAAAGATATTAATGGTAATTTTAGCTTTAAACTCCAGCCACAAGGTGTCGTTCTACAGCGATCCGTTCCACGGCAGGAGAACAGCCAACGGAGAAGTGTTCGACAAGAACAAGCTAACTTGTGCAGCCTTGAGCAATTACAAGTTCAAGGATAAACTAAGAGTGACTAACTTGAAGAACAACAAAAGCGTGGTGGTGGTAGTAAACGACAGAGGTGGCTTTGCGAAGTACGGCAGAACCTTGGACTTATCGGAGGCGGCATTCAAGAAAATAGGAAATTTAAAGAAAGGAGTATTAACAGTTAAAATTGAAAGATTATGAGCAACGAACAGATTAAGGAAAAGTACGACATTGAAATGATTGGCAAAGAAATGTGGGTTTGGAATGAGGATAAGGAATTGGCAGAAATAAATTTGGTTTTATATAAAAATTTAGAAGGTAATTTTTGGCCTTATAAAGTATGGGATGATTATTACCAAAACGCTTCAGAAACCAATCCGAACGAGCCACAAGAGCCACAGCTTGGAGATATTGGCTACTTTTGGGATTTCCAAAAAGCCTATGCCTATGGCGAATTGATAAAGATTTATGAGAAACAAACCCATAAATATGCGGCTTGCACCAATTCCTTTTTTATTAACTTCTCGAAAGAGAAACAACCTTGGATGACATGAAAATAAACGAAGATTTATTACAAAAGGTATTGCAGATTAAACAAAACGAAAAGAAACCTTTAAAACGTGGTTTTAAAACGTGGCTTAAATATATCTACAATTACAAAAGCGAAAGTTTGTCTCTATGAATGGAGAATCTATTGCCTTTGACGTTTTGGACGATACATACATCACCATGCCAGCAGATGCAGGTAACGATGTCACCAGCGGAGGCATATTTTAAATCCTTTTTGTAGGAAACTTTATCTTGTAAAACTTTGTATTTTTGCATAAAAACAAAAATAATAATTACATTTGTTAAATGAAAGTAATAAAAGCAAACATTGCAGAAGTAAAAATTAATCCAAATAATCCGAGATTAATTAAAGATGATAAATTTACCAAGCTGGTGCAGTCGATAAAAGACTTCCCAGAAATGCTGGAAATACGCCCTATTGTCGTAAATTCCGACATGGTAGTACTTGGTGGCAATATGAGACTAAAAGCTTGCAAAGAAGCTGGAATTAAGGAAATACCTATTATCATAGCAGACAACCTAACCGAAGAGCAACAAAGGGAATTATAAAGCAAGATATAATGCTAACCAATAAGAAAAAAGTAAAAGCAAATGTTGAATATTTGACAATTTTATATCCACTTTGTGGTAGAATAAATAAATAGTAATGGCATACGACAAAGTAAAAATATTTGAACAAGCCAAAGAAATGATAGTAAAGCACAAACTTTTCTTTGTCGAAGATATTGTGGCTTTTTTACCTATTGCTAAAAAAACATTTTATGAGTATTTCCCTATTGAAAGTGACGAAAGTAACGAACTAAAAGAACTTTTAGAAACTAACAGGGTAGAATTAAAAGTGTCAATGCGGTCTAAATGGTATAAATCAAACGCTCCAGCCTTACAGATGGCATTAATGAAATTGATAGCAAACCCAGAGGAACTTCGAAAGCTATCAATGACACACCAAGCAGTAGAAAAATTCGAAACACCAATCTTTAACGGCTTGGACTTAGATGTTACAGAAGACAACAGCACAAAGTAAGATTGCAAGCCTTAGAAAAAGAATAAGGGTAGTACAGGGAGGAACCTCCGCTTCAAAAACATTTAGCATTATTCCGATGCTTATAACTTATGCAAGTGTAAAACCAAACTCGGAAATATCAATAGTTTCTGAATCCATACCACATTTAAAAAGAGGTGCAATAAAAGACTTTGTTAAAATCATGCAGATGACAGGAAACTGGAATGATGCAAGTTTTAATAAGTCCGACATGAAGTACAAGTTTGCCAACGGTTCTTATATCGAATTTTTTAGCGTTGACCAGCCCGACAAATTAAGAGGAGCCAGAAGGCACGTTCTTTTTATAAACGAATGTAATAATGTTCCTTTTGATGCTTACTTGCAATTAAGCATAAGAACTTCAAAGTTTATTTATTTGGATTACAACCCGAGCAATGAGTTCTGGGTGCATACGGAATTAATGCAAGACAAGGATGTGGACTTTATTATTTTGACCTACAAAGACAATGAAGCATTAGACCAGTCTATTATAACTCAAATAGAGAAAGCCCGGGACAAAGCTAAGACTTCAAAGTATTGGGAGAACTGGTGGAATGTTTATGGGCTTGGTTTGGTGGGCAGTATGGATGGCGTAATATTTAGCAACTGGCAGCAAATTGATTCTATTCCAAAAGAAGCCAAATTATTCAGTTACGGCATGGACTTTGGATTTACAAATGATCCGACAACATTAGTAGCTGTTTACCGGTACGACAATAAATTAATCATAGACGAATTGATATATCAAACAGGATTACTTAATTCAGATATTATAAGACTATGCAAGAATTTAGAAGAGAGGAACGTTTATATCACAGCCGATAGTGCAGAGCCGAAAAGTATTGAGGAAATAAAGCGAGCAGGCATTTATATTAAGGCGGCAAACAAGGGCAAGGATTCGATTAATCATGGAATTGATATATTACAACAGCATGATATATTAATAACGTCTAAGAGCGTTAATTTAATAAAGGAGTTTAGAAACTACACATGGGATGCTGATAAGGCAGGCAATAAATTAAATAAACCTATTGATGCTTATAATCATGGGATTGATGCATTGAGGTATGCCTGTGAAGGTTTAAGCGTTCCGAAATTCAACCTTTGGGATATTTCGTAAATAAATTATACATTTGCATTTAAAACATTAATTATGGGGGCTTTAAAGTGGTTAGGGTTAAATAGAATAAAGGCTATTGAGGTGCAAGACCCGCAAGTGGTCAAAATTGTTTATAACGGAGATTTTGGCGGGTATAGACCTTTGGTTTATTTCGGAGACGAAACGCAAATATACATAGACCAAGGATTCTTAGGCAATCATGTCATATTTACCATTACAGACTGGGTTGCTCGTAAAATGGCATCAGTTAGCCCGATAGTGTACAGGATAAAGAACAAGACTGCATTAAAGCAATATAAAGCCTATCAGTCCAATTTCAATGTCAAGAATATTGCCAAAATTAATGAGCTAAAGAAAAAGGCTTTTGAAAAATTAGAGCTGGAGGATCACCCACTCGTTGAATTGCTCAATAAGCCAAACCCGACACAGAACTGGGATGAGTTTGTTTACGGCTATTTAGTTTACAAAAAGTTTGTAGGGCGTTGTTTTATCAAAGGTTCAAGGGTAGAAAACAGCGTTAGAACAAAAGGATTTCAGCAAATATACTTACTACCAGCACAGCACATAATTTCTGAATCAGGAGAAGGGTCGACAGTAATAGCCAACTATGCAGACAAGAGACAACCGCTTAATAAGATAGCAACGGATGAAGTTTGTGTAATTAAAACATTTTCGCCAGTTGCTGGCGGTTTTGATGGCACTTCGATATTTAAGTCAGCCCGAAAGTTATTGCAGAAATCTTCGGATGCCTTAGACGCAGAAACTGAAACCATGCAAAACAGAGGGGCAAAGAAAATAGTATTTCCAAATCTTACACCAGACCAGCTTAGTTCTATAAGTATGCCAAGCGATAGCCAAGAGAGCAACGCAAACGAGAAGCTAAGGAAAACTATTAAGGAAGCAGGAAACGGAGGCATAGCGTTAAATTCTATACCTTTGGGTTCACTTGACCTTGGTTTAAGTCCAATCGATTTAAATATACTTGCATCAAAGAGCGTTGACGATAAAGCTTGGTGCAGTTTGTTTCATGTAAACTCAATGGTGGTTCTTAATGACCACGAATCGGCAAGTTACGACACCATGCAGCAGGGCAAAGTTTCAAGCGTAACAGATGGCGTAATACCAGAACTTGAAGCATTAAAGAACGGATTAAATTCGTGGTTATGCCCAAGTTATGGCGAAGACCTTTACATTGATTTTGACTATACAGAGTTTCCCGAGATGTATGAGGAACTGTTTAAGGTTGCTGAAAGATTGATGAAAACAGAATCGGTAACTATTAATGAAATCAGAGACGTAATTAAATACGATGCTTACACTGGAGAGAACGCAGACAAGATTTTAGTTTCCGGTAGCAAAAAGATTCTTGACGATATTATGTTTGATTTGCCGCAGGTACAAGGTTCTAATTTAAATCTATGACCAAGCAGGATAAAGTATTATTATCAAAGGCAATTCAAAGGGAACTTATTAAGGTAGAAAAGAAAGGTTATAGAATCTTTTACAATGCTTTAAAAGAATCAGCCGAAAGAGTAATGCCATATTACGAACAGAGGGGCGTAATGGACACATTATTTTCTTTGAATGTGCTTTTAGATACAGAGCCAATCGCAAAGGCGTATGAAGAGTTTTATTTACAGGCAATGACCAGCTTATTAGTTTCTAACCTTAAAATAATGATTAAACAGGTTGGGGGCAAATTAAACAAAGATGCAATCCAAGATATTAATATTGGTTTCAGAAGTGAAGAGATAATTGCACAGACAGCAGACGAAGCTAAAAAGATGGGGCTTGGTGCAAACATTGTAAAAATCAATGATTACACCCGAGCGTTAATTAAAAAAGAAATTGAAGATGGTTTGGCGTTAAACCTAACAAAAGACCAGATAGCCCGAAACATCAAGAAAGTTACAGAGGGCACTATTTCAAAAATGAGAGCGTTACGGATAGCAAGAACGGAAACCACACACGCCAATAGTAAGTCCACTAAAGTACTATCGAACGGAATTCCATTTAAACAAAATAAAATTTGGATTCCACGACTTGATGGCAGGGAAAGACCAGAGCATGGAGCAATGATGGGTAAGCCTGCAATACCAAAGAATGAATTGTTTTTAGTCGGTGGTGAATACATGGAATACCCAGCAGACCCAAAGCATGGTGCTGGGGCTTCAAATATTGTGAATTGCAGGTGTAGCGTTCATTACATACCAATAGCACCTACGGAAGAGGAACAGGCAATAACTGAAAGATCAAGTGTTTTGAATTACCTTAGAAATCTACTCAAAGGACTGCTGTTAAAAATAATTTTAAATTAATCGTTTTTTTAATGCACAAAAAAAACTACCGACAAAGTCAGTAGTTATTAAATTTACCTTAACAATTAAAACTATTTTTCCAACCTATTACTTCTTTTCACTTGCCCAAGAGTTACCATTTCTTTCGGGTTCTTTCCATAGTGCAACCTTGCATTTTTACAGTAGCGTTTTGCCGTATTAATGGCAATGTCGAAATAATCAGCAACCTGCTGGGATGTCACAGTTTTATCTTCTCTTTCTTCTTGGGTCATACTTTTAAGAAAACTTAAAGTACAAAAATAGCTATTTAGGAATCGCTACACAAATTAAACTATTCCTTTTGTCGTTTTTTGTTTAAATATTTTTTTTTGCACAAATGAAAAGTAAAGGTATAAATGGTGATATTCTTGATTTATCAGGGCGGACAGTAGTAGCCTATGTGTCTAAGTTTGGTAATATAGACTTGGATGGTGATATGATAATGAAAGGAGCCTACACCAGATCCATTAATGCCAGAGGCAAAAGCGGAACAGATGAACTTTTCCATTTAAGCAATCATAGACCTTCACCCGAATTTGTTTTATCCAAGCCAGAGTTTGAAGAAGATTCATTTGGCTTAAAAATGACTTCTAAAATAGTAGATACAACGCATGGCAATGATATTTTAAAATTATATCAAGCAGGTTTAGTTTCCCAGCATTCAGTAATGTTTTCAGTTCCAAAAGACAAATGGGAAACCAAGAAGTCCGGAGATGGCACAGAATATACTTCAATAACAGAAGCTAAATTGTACGAAGGTTCTACAGTGGTTTGGGGAGCAAATCCAGAAACACCAACAGTAGAATTAAAGTCACTTTACAAAAGCCATTTTGATAATAACATCATTACGGCATTTGACAGGATGCAGAAATTAACTAAGGCATTAAAAAAGGGAGCGTTTACAGACGAGATGTTTCCACTTCTGGAGCTACAGTTAGAATTTACTAAAAACTTTATACTTGAAGAAATAGAGACTATTAAAAGCACTCAGACCGCACCAACATCTGAATCGTTTAAAGAAGTCGCAGTTTCTAAAGATGAATCAATAATCAATTTTTTAAAAGAATTAAATAAAGAATTATAATGAACGAAGAATTAAATTCAGCAAAAACAGAGTTGCTTGAAAAAGTTAAAGGTTTGGTAGAGAAAGCCAAAGGAGATGCCACAAACGATGCCAGTGCAAAGATTGAAGCTAAGGCGGTGGAATTGGCTGCAAAGATTGAGAAGTCGGCTGACAAGGCAGAATTTGACAGTTTTAAAGATGCCATTGCAAAACAAGTAGATGCTTTGGAATTGAAATTGAAGAACAATGCAGAAAGCAAAACAAAAGAGGTTGTTTCTATTAAGCAAGCAATTTTAAACTCTATTGAAGAGCAAAGAGAATCAATAGACAGAATCGTTAAATCTGATGGCAAGCAAACAGAGCCTTTGTATTTGAAAGCTGCAGTTACAATGGGTCTTGATAACACCATTGAAGCAGGTACAACTTTCCAAACGATTACGCAAAACACAGGCATTGTTTCTGTAATCAGACAAAGACAAGAAAGATACTTGGCGAACGTTTCGGTGGGTTCAACAACAGCAAAACACGCACTTTGGGTTGAAGAAGAAGATGCTCAAGGTAATCCAATCTTTATCGGTGAAGGAGATACCAAAACGCAATTATCTGTTCTTTACAAAGAGAAAACAATGCCAGTGGGTAAGATTGCCGTTTACGGTAAAGTTACGACAGAGATGTTGGCAGATGCTGGGCAGTTGGCTTCATACGTTCAAAACAACTTGTTAAAAAGAGTTTCAGTAGTAACTGAAAACCAACTATTGACTGGCGATGGTACAGGTGATAATTTGAAAGGTTTGAAAACTTATGCAACTACATTCAGTGCAGGTGCTTTGGCTTTGGCGGTTGATAATGCCAACGAGTTTGACGTATTAAACGCAATGGCTTTACAGGTTGAGATTGCTAACGGTATTCCAACAGCGGTGTTTGTACACCCGAGCACAATAGCGAAAATGAAGACTTTAAAGTCAAGCTCAAACGAGCCGCTTTACAAGCAGTACACAGATTTCGCTGGTGACATGGTTATCTATGGCATGAGAGTAATAGCAACAACAGCGGTAACTGCTGGAGAGTTTATCGGAGGTGACACTTCGGTGGCTAACGTATTGTTTAGAGAAGGTCTTTCAATTCAGATAGGCATGGATGGTAACGACTTTACGCAAAACAAGAAAACTATTCTTGTAGAGCAAAGATTGGTACAATTCGTATCTGCAAACGATACGCCAGTAATTGTTAAAGGTGTATTTAGCACAGCAAAAGCTGCACTCGAAACTGCTTGATCATAACACAAGGGGAGGATTAATTTCCTCCCTTTTTTAAAATTTAAAATATGTTTGAAGTAAAAAAAGAATTTAACGGTTACAAGGTAGGAGACAAAGTAAATTTAAAGTCTTACACTGCACATGACCTAATTAAAGATGGGTATATTATCCAAGCAGAAAAAGTAGTCACAAAAGAAAGAAAGCTAACGAAATGACAAGGACAATATTAAATAGTTGTACACAAACCGAAACAGGCAACGAACTTATTACTTTGAGTGAGGTTAAATCTTACTTAGGCATAAGTACTTCGGTTCATGATACACTGTTAGCAATATTGTTGGAATCAGGAAGACAAGAAGTTGGTTTATACATTAAACAGGCATTAGTAACCACGAGCGTAGAGGCTCAATTCGAAAGCGTAAATGAATATTTTAACTTACCAGTTATACCGTTACAAGGAAGTATTACAGTCGTTGATATGGACAATGCATCGGTTTCTTTTACTGTAGGCGGAGGAAATAACCCAAAGGTTAAGTTAACATCAAAGGATCCAATCAAGGTGACATACACAGCAGGTTATGCAAGTTTGACTGATAACCTTAAAATGATAGTTATTAAGAAGGTAGGAGAGGATTTTGAGTTTAGAACAGGCATAACATTAACGACAAGCAATTTACTCCCAAACAACTGGAGAGAATCGGCTTTAAAATATAGGAGTTCATGGCTGATGTAGTTTTAAACTTTGGAGACCTTAGAGACCAAATAGGATTCTATACCGTAACACCAACGGCAGACGGTGGCGGAGGTTATACCAGCACTAAAACTTTGTCTTTTGAAATATTGGCTAAAATAGTACCTAATGGCAGGGCTAAGATTGATGGTCAAGGAATACAGATATTTCAGGAAGTGTTTGATGTTTGGATTAGGAACGAAGTAACGATTAACGATACTATGCTGGTTAGATACAATTCTAAGGATTACAGAATATTATTCGTTGAAAACGTTGAAAATAGAAATAAGATTTTAAAACTTAGAATTGCAACAAAATGAAAGTAACAGCACTGAAAAATATTGATTCATTGAAATATGGTCTTGTGGGTCAGGGAGAAGAAAAAGAAGTGGATGAGGAAATAGCATTAATTTGGATAAAACAAGGTTTAGCACATGGCAGAGATAACAGTGAAGGGGATGCAGGCACTAAAGGCAAAACTAAGAAACCTTGACGCTCAAGTAACCACAAGAACAAAGTTTGCAGTTGCGAAAGCTACTCAAAACATACAACTAAAAGCTGTTTTAATCGTTCCGGTAGATAAAGGAAAACTAAAACAAAGCATTAAGGCAAAAATTGATACAAACGGATTGATAGGCAGAATTTCAGCGACAGAAGATTATGCACCTTATGTAGAATTTGGAACAGGGCAGTTTGTAAAAGTTCCGGAAGGATTTGATAAAATGGCGATGACTTTCTTTGTTAACGGCAAAGGGAAATTAAAACCAAGACCATTTTTGATTCCAAGCTGGGCAAGTGAAGTTCCAATTTTTAAAGCAGATTTAAAAAAGATAATTAAAGATTTGAGGTTATGAAATGGGCAGGATATGAATTACGGAAAGCTTACGTCACAGCGATAGGGAACTCCATAACAAGTTCGGGAAACGTTGTAAAAGTTTACGACATGGAAGCACCGATAAATTCACCAAGACCATTTATAATTTTAGGTTCATACGTTCAGACAGAAGACCAAAATACAAAGGACAATTTCGGAGGAACTGCAACGTTAAATATAGAAGTTAATACAGAGGTTATTCCAACGTATGGAGGCAGGAAACAAGCGGACGATATATTAAACGCAGTTTTAACAATCGTTAATCCAAGCAGAGACACAATTAATTTAACAAGTACAATATTTAATTTTGTCAGTTTAGAATTAAGTGGTAGTTTTGATGGGTTCAATGATGGTAATAGTGAAACGAATTACAGGACAGTAGCAATTTTGCAACATAAATTTTTTGAAAAATAATATAATACAATGCCAAGCGGAAAATTTAACGGAAAAGACATGAAGGTTTACACTGTATCTGGTGGAATAGATACTTTGATAACGGATACAGATTCGAGTGAAATTAGTTTCACTATGTCGCCAATAGACACTACAACCAAAGATTCAAATGGTTGGAGAGAAGTAATTGCAGG